AAAGCCATAGCATCTTCCATAGTATCGAAGATCAACTCTTCTTCATAGAGCTTGCCATCCTCTTCTACTAGGCACAGACAAAGGATGTTCTCCTCGTCATCTGTCAATGGTCCGTTGAGTACGTGATGTATCAGGGGCATTCTTTTATCCACTCCTCAGGGATTAGTCGATCAGCGTAAAGGAACCCGTGCTTGTTACACCAATCCCCGTAGGTAGTCTTAGATCCTTTAGTAAGCTTAGCCTTACTGTTGCTGAAGACGAACCTGATGTCAAGGAAAATGTATTGCTTCTGGATGAGTAGATGTTTCTTTCTATCAGCAGCGACAAATATACCCTTTGATTCAATGACGATCCCATTGGGAAGCAGGAAGTCAGGCGTGTACGTGCGTACCTCATTCACATCATACTTGAACTTCTCAGTCTCATACATAACGGGTACAGATAGGCTTGTTAGTTGGAGTGCTATAGTCTCCTCCAGCCCTGACCTGTACCCTGCCTTCAATGCTCGTTGTCTTACCTTTGAGTGGGCGGGAGCCATACGTCATCCTCTTTGCGTCGAAGCCAGAGTAACCTAGCATTCATGGTAACGAGTTCTTCATTACCTTCATATGCAGTCATCACACGTTCGTATAGCTCTTCCTCTGTCGTTGCACTCTCAAGAATTTTACCAGCCTTTACGGGTCCGATACCATACAGACCTTCTATGTTGTCTGCCCTATCCCCTGTCAGTATCTGAGTATAGAAGAACAGGGTAGCTTCAAACTCCTCCACTACAAACGAAAAATCCTTTACTGGATTGTAGTGGGTGCAGGGGATTTGCTTGAAGTCCTTGTCGGTGGATACAATAATGCAGTTGTATGCTAACTCTGTCGCTCGTATAGCAATGAGGTCATCAGCTTCCTGGCCCTTACTAACGACAGCACCATACATATCCACCATGTAGTCACGTACATCACTGAGGTGTTCAGGCTTAGGGGTATCCTTGCGGTTAGCCTTGTACGTAGGGCTGATGGCGTAGCGGAAGTTCCCCTTACCTGTTAGGAATACTTCCACTTCTTCTTCACGCTGAGTAGTGTTGAAGATGATGTCATCCATCAACTCATCAGTCTTTTCCTTAGCCTCATCTAGTGATGCACCTTCCTTAGCGAAGGAGGCCCTATAAGCGATAACGTCTCCATCGACTAAGATGATCATCATTCAGTTCCTTCGTTGTAATATTCCCAAGCAGTGTAGTCGTCTAGCTTAAGGAGTATCTTAGGTGTTAGTACATCTTCAGTCACACTTAACAGTGCTTCCCATGAGTGAGGAAATAGGTCAGCCATTATGACGTTTATCTTGTCGGCTACGATACGTGTCTCATATTGTGTGTCGCTCTTGCAGCGTAGCTTGCACATATCAGCGAAGGCATCAAGTGATCCACTCCAATACCATTCAGTCATCATAGATTGAGGCAGTACCATACGTGCTTGCTCAGGTGCTATTCCAGACTTAAGCAGTAGGTTGTACTGCTCCATTGATCTATCAAAGTGTTCTTGCATCTCCTCGCCAAGGGTCCAAGGTCCAATGATACCACCATTCTCATACATGATAACATCATAGATGTCCACTGTACCCTCTGATCCTTGCTTCTTATCAGCAGACTTGCCTCGCCATACCTTAGGCACATAGAATTCAGGCTCACTATCCACATAGCGACGACTAATCTCATTCCATCGTAGGAACTTATGCTTGACTAGCTGTCGTGCTACGAAGATGGGGGCCTTGACATGGAAGGATGCGAAGGCATGACCGAAAGGTGAGTAGTGCTTATGCTTGGCAAGGTACTTGATAAGATTGATGTCCTTCGATTGGACGTACCAGAACCCATGCTTATCCTCAAGCATCTCACTCTTCTTGCCAAAGGATACCCGTGCTGCATTCACAACGCTAAGGTCTGTACCCATGTGGTCGATGTAGGTAGCATCAATCATGGTGTCGTTGCCTCCCATGCTGCCTCGTAAGCAATGTCTCTCTTAGCTTGCCACTGCCCTACTACCTCTGGATCGTATAGGGCAATGGTTGCTGAGATCATCAGCCAGATATAGAATACACTACGCATCATCATTCCCAATCATCCTTTGGCGCTATGAACTCATCACAGTTAGCAGACATATCTTGGACAGCGATAGGTGCTTCATTACTTCCCCACCACTTGGCAGCATTAGCTATGACTTCTTTAGTGTACTTACGGCTACACTTGTAGTTGTCACAAGCAGCCCAGCAGAAGGTCATGTCCTTATAGCAAATCATATCGCTGTCCCTTTTACTTAAGCTGCTTGGTCTTTTTCGTACTTGATGTGGTTGATGATCTTAACCTCAACCAAGGAAGTACGGCTATACATCTTACCATCTAGACCCTTGAAGGTAGAGATAAGATTGGTAACCTCAGCCACTGATCCGTTACCGATATCACCATGATCAGCAGTCCAAGCCTTACCCTCAGCATCAAATACCTTGGGTGGGCCACCTGCCTTAAGCACAGCAGTACCATCCTTTGTCGTTACCTTATGCTTACGCTCGTACTTGATGACAAGCTCACCATCCATCAGTCGCTTCTGTACTGGCTTCTTCTGTGTGCCAGCTTGTTGCAACTTCTGGAACTCTTCCTTGCTCAGGATCTGAGACAGTGTGTAAGCACCATCACACTCTACGTATGCGTCTTGGTAACCCTTCAGGTCACGGTTGTCTTCGAAGATACGTGCCCACTCGATGGGTCCAGTGGTCGTTACAGATTTGAAAGCCATAGTTGTATTCCCTTTGATTAGTGGGTATCGCCCCACGTTACGCCGATATCAGTTGATCCAGCTAGTGGGCAGAGTATACTCAGTTTCTTTCCAGTGTCAACAATAGATTGACGTTGGATGTTACCTAGTAGTTCTGCGTCTAGCATAGACCCTTCTACTTCTGTCTGCCATTCATCATGGGGCCAAGTCACTAGCTTGTACTTGATACCCATCTTAGTAGCAGCCTTAGTCCAGGATATGGCTGAGTGTTTCATAACGACAGCCTCACCATTCTGTAGCATCCCCGCCAATGCCTTATGCTCAGATGGTACGGGAACCTTACGACCATCTAATCCTCTGAACCACCCACGCTTAGCGATGTATGGTATCATCTTCTTCTTAAGGTCAGCTAGACCTTGGATGGAGTTAGTGAAGTTGTCGATAGCTTCTGTCGCTTCACGTTGGTTAACCTTAAGGACAGCAGATACCTTGCCTACACCAGCACCAAGTAGGAAGGCGTAGATGAAAGTCTTAGCCATGTCCCGTGTCACGTGAGAGATACCTAACGCCTTGCGGTTGACGTTGTGGATGTCAGTCTCGTCTTCCTTCTTACCCGATACGATAGCGTGGATGTACTCCTCAGACTTCATCAGGTGGGCTAGCACACGTAGCTGGATACCCTCAGCATCTGTACCTACTAGGTAGTTGCCTTGCTCCACAGTCCACAGGCTACGCATACGTCCATCATATTCAGCTTTCACTATGTCTACTGCTGTCGTAGGTGTGCCGTGGTAAGCAGCAGGGATGTTGGCTTGGTTAGGTGCGGAGTGAGCCATCCTTCCTGTCCATGCCCCTATGTGGGTGAACCTGCCGTGTATCCTACCATCAGGTTTAACGTGACCTATCCACTCCTCAAGACTAGAACGTCTACCCTCTAGGGTCAACCATTCGGCTAGGTTCTTAGCCCCTTGTGGTGCATCGTCAGGTAGGGTGGAGAGGTTGAGTTCATTGCACATCCACCCATACCTAGCGAACTTTTCCCCACGTTTTGTTTCCTCTGTTGTTTCTTTGCTCACGTTCCCACTCCATATGCCCCTTAGTCTTATCTACTGGGGTCCACCCAGCTTCCCATAGTCTGTCGATCCTTTGCTGAGGGGATGAAGGTTCGAACTTCTTCCAATCGTAGCAGACCAACTCATCACCTACTACGTAGCTAGTGACGTACTTCTCCTTAGCATTAGCTACAGTAGCGTACAGTACACCATCAGGCTTGACCCTATACTTGAGTCGGTTAACTTCTTCAAGCTTAGGTGGGAAGTCTTGTTGGAAGCCAGCCTCTAGGTCGTCCATAGATAGTCGTATCTCAGCCAGCATATCCTCAGCATCAGGTAGGTTAAACTTGAAGCCGTTGTCTGTCATCTGTTCGCATAGTATCTGGATGTCATGTTCACATCGTAGTGCTACCTGCCACTCAGGATCAGCGATGATACTCTCAAACTTCTTGAAGAGTTTCACTGTGACCTTAACGTCCTGCGTACAGTAGTCAATCATCTCCTGTGTTAGTGCGGAGAAGTCCTTGAAGTATCCCTTGAACAGGTTGAGCC